ACAGAGCAGAGGCTAAGTTAATAGCTTGATAATGGGTCTGGTGAAAATATATTAGCAGTCGTTCCATTGACCAGCAACATCACTTGCAACATTTCCTACTTGTTTTCTAGCCTGACCAAAGAAGATGCCTGCGAGGACTGGGCCAACTATCGGTACGCTCGCTATAGCTGGTGTGACTTGAACACTTGCACTATCCGCAATTAATTGTCCATTACTTCTACCCTGTGCCATCTTCTCTATACATTCAATTTGTTTATCTGTAAGTTTCCCTCCTTCTCCTTGAGGATAAACAGCAAACTGAGCAACATTTTGTTCATGGATATATTTCTTCTTCACTCCACCATTAAACGTAGGCTTTTCATCATCAATAATTGTTGTGACTAGCTTTGGATCATGTTGCTTAGAATTAAACATCCACTCCTCTGCACCGTCAGGTTTGGTTTCACTCCTGATTTGAATACTGCTGTAAGGAGTACTAGAGAGCTTGGCGATGTCTGGAATACCCGATTCTTTACGAGCCAACATGTTTAAGCTCATAAAGTTCGTAGCAATTAAACCACCGCCTAACACTAAAGAAGTTAGGCCGTTAAATGATTTGAATTGAATCATTTGTTTAACGGAATACCCTTCAAGGAAGCCCCACCTGTCATAGGAGGAATAGTAGGAACTTTTGGCATGGCTCCTTTAACAAGAGAAGGCAATTGCTTTTGCACTTCAGTCATTATGGATTCTGTGATTTTGCCACGTTGAAAGTAAGCAAAAGTACCACCGCCTACTGCCACTACAAGAGCAGCAGTATTTATATAGGTGAGGATTTTAATCATGCAGGGCAAGCCTCACCACCAATTCCAGCTTCTTCGTCTATGGATTTAAGAATTTTTAATTCTAAATCTCTAATTTGTTTGTTTAAAGGAT